ACAGAAATGCAACCTTGTATGCCGCTGTACGCAGCTTTACAAGTAGCAAAGATGGTTATTGGGTCAATTTTATTCTCACTTAAGGTGGGTTAACATTGCGAATAATGTGCCTGTCATACCTGTTAGCATAATGCCACAAGCACCTATTAGGATGCCTTCTAAGCGCTTTAAACGGGCATTAATGACAGCATAACGCTCAGCACATACCAACTCATGGGCAGACAATTTGGCGTCTGTAGCGTCAATTGTTGCCATACGTTATACCGTAGCGTTTGCTGCTACTTGTGCCTCATATGCTGCTACAACTGCATCTGTCCATGCGGCATTACATATTGCCACTACATTGGCTGGTTGACCAGTTAAGTCTTGTGCTGGTGTCAGACTTGTACGATGGTATGTCTGTGCTATCTGCTCACCATCTTTTAGGATGCGTGTTGCTTCCCGATACAAGACTATGCCGTTTTCGGTGACTGTGATTTGGTCGATGATTTTAGTTTCGGTGAATGCCATTTTGATTTCCTTTAAGTTAAGTGTCCGACTAACAAATCCATGCTAGTTAATTTTTAAACCATATAGACGGCATTGATTGTGAAAGCACCACTGCTTAAAGCCACATTGGTTTGTGCTGTACCACTTCCATCTCTAATACTGCCTGTACTTGAATTATTACCAGGTCTAAATCTCACTGCTACTGCCACATTTCCATTGGTAATAAAACCACCTATATATCCTGATGTAGTACCCACTGTAAATGGCAATCCACTTATTGAATTTGTAGCAGTACTAGCCGTAGATGGAAAATCAAAAGTCGCAGAAGCAAATACCATGCGACCAATTTTTGTGTATTGTGCTTGTATGTTGGCAAAACTTAAACCAGCACCGCTTCCGTCTGCTGGTGTCCAAGTCCCCTCTTCATAATCATCCAATGTGTTTGCGTCAGAGCTTGCTGATTGGGTTGCGGGGAAAGACACACCAGCACCACTAGCTGAGGGCGTTGTACCGCCTACGCCAATGGTTGTTGCTGAAAGCAATGTTCCAGCATTAGTTGTTATTCCATTTGTTCCGTCTAATACGATACTCATTTTGCCTCCAATGTTTCAACTCTAGCGGTTAGTGCGTTTATCAGAGTAGCTTGCTGCGATAATGTTTCGGCTTGTGTGTCTATCAGGGCTTTAGCCTCTTGTATAGCCGCTGTTAGTGTTGCTACTAGGAATGATGTGTCAATGCCTTGGTAAACGGGATTTCCGTCAGCGTCTACTGCGTCTTTATCACCTGATACACAATCAGGCACTATTGCTTGAAGTTCGTGAGCAATAAAACCTTGACCATCAGAGCCATTTAATTTCCATTTGTATGTAACAGGTTTTAATGCAGATACTTTAGCCAATGCATTTGTCATTGGATTAATATCTTCTTTTAATCTGTAATCTGAACTCGTTATGTAACTTGTTGCAGTTGTCGATGTATTTATTCTTCCAACATTAGTTCCAGTTGTTCTAAAATAAATAACATCTTGTGTTCCAGCATTGGTGTTATTTATTTCCATGCCACGCTGAACAGCACCATTGTAAGAAATGCTTACTCGTTCAGCAGAACCTAAACTTGTAGTCCCCACCAGCAAGTTACCGCTAGAGTCGAGCGTCATTGCTTGGGTGAAAGTAATGTTATTTCCTGCCGTGCCAGAGGCAGAGGTATACCAAATATGTTGCCCATTGCTAGGCATCAAATAGGCTTGGGCGTATCCAGTTGTTAGATATTTATCATCGCCAGAAGTTGCTGTGTAAGCATTATGATAAAACTTTGAACTAGCACCATTGTCAAACAGATTGGTTGTTGAACCAACTTGCAAAGATTTAATACCACTATATTGAGCGGTAGGCGTAACTCCTAAACCAACATTCTGTGAAGTATCAATAGTTACTGCCGTAGTGCCAGCAGTTTGTAGTGCTAATGAGCCGCTTGTGTCAGCAGTTTGTACCAATCCTGCTGATGTAGATGCATTAATTGTTGTGGTCATTTAGGAAACCTTTCTTTTACTGTTTGTATTGCGGCTTTCCATTCATCGTAGCCACCATGATACAAAATGTCTAATTGGTCTGCTATAGACGGATAAGTTTGTGCTCTTTGTTCTTTGTATGCGTTAGCATTCATGTAGGCTTGAACAGTGGTTTCATTGTAAATAACGGGATTACCGTCAGCATCAAAAGCATCGTCACCACGGATAGTAACGACATTAATATGTGTTGCGTATATTGCTTGATGTTTGTTCATGCCGCTATCTCCATAAGAGTCATTGACGAAACTGAAGAAGAAGTATTGAAATAAACAACTCCCGCCCCACCAGCATTAGCAATTTGAACTTTATATGTTACTGAAGAAGTGGTTGCTGGACTATCCAAATAAGTAGTTGAACAAGAGCCATAACTAGAAGTAACACTTGTTGCCGAATAACCACCTCTACCTTCAAATTGAATAATAGCCGTACTACCACGAACTAATTGAAATGCTGTGTTTGCGGAAGTTGCATCTTTAGAATTTCCCGTCATGTGAACTTCGCACAATATTTTGCTTGTGGAACTAGAAGGAGTAATAGAAGCACTAAAACCAGAATCAACAAAAGATGATGATGAAGTTGAAGTAAAAGTAGTGGAATAAGTAGCATTTACCACTTGCAACACAGTGCCTGCTGTTTTATTAGTTAAAACAGTACCACTTGTAGAAGGTAAAGTTAATGTTGTACTTCCTGCTACTGCAGGTGCTGATAGGGTTACAGACCCAGATGTATCGCCAGAAACGACAATTGAACTCATATAAATTCCTTACAGAACAACCCAGCGACGACCGCTAGGAACTGTTACACTTTGACCGCTATTAATAGTTATTGGACCAACAGACATAGCGTTTTTACCTGTGGTAAGTGTGTAACTTGTAGTTACTGTCACTCCGTTTTCATAAAACACATCGTCACCGCCAGCTCCCGTTGCACCACCGCCAGCAACCCATCCTGTACCACTCCAAGTTTCATTTTTATTCAAGGAGGTGTTAAAGCGAGTGTAACCAACAGCAGGACTACCGTCACGTTGAGCAGTTGTACCTGCTGGCAAAGCAGCAGAACCTGTAGTGGCTGTTTGTTCAACCTTGTATGTATTTAAATTAGTCAGGTTGGTGTCCATCTCATTATTAGTGAGAGGACTACCTTTACCTGCTCTAGTAACTATGGTAGTCATGTATTTATCCTAATTAACCTACGGTAATTACCCAAGTAATGGTCATTTCGTCAGCAGAGCCTTTGTTTACAACAGAGAACACTGTGCGTGACAATAAAGTACCAGCGGAACTAGCATTAAAAATACCAGCTTCAACCAAAGCACCAGTGCCTGTACCAGCAGGGAAAGTAGAAACGTATGTAACAGTGTTTGTAGAAACAGTGCCACCAGATACTGTGGTTGCTACACGAGCAACTTCTGTACCCAAAGCAGTATTACCTACAGCAGCTGCAGTGCTGTCTGTTCCAACAGCAATCCAACCCATAACGCTAGCACTAGCTGCAGCCATACGTGAAGCAATAAAACCTTTACCAGCAGTAACAACCAAGTTCTTAAGTTCACGTTGGTCTTTAATAGTGCCAGTAGCTGCATCTTTAACTGTGATGGTCAGGTCGCCTTTCATGGCGAATGTGTCATTAATCATTTGAATACCTTAAAATGTAGTGGTTGATCCAACGTAGTCTGCTCCAAAATAAGAGGGACCAACGTAGTTTGCATAGAAAATGCTACCAGCATCTGTTGCTGCAGTTGTATCTGATAAAGACCGCAGATAAGTCATAACCTTGGTTAAACTCTCTGTGATTGTTGTTGTATCTGCTAAAGCTTTACCCACAGTACGTGCAGTTGTTTCTGTTGGTGTAACAGTGTCAGCGTAGCTGCGTGCATACTTAACAGCATTAGTAAACGTTTCTGCTATTGCTGTAACATCAGACAAAGCCTTCTTCATTCCTAAAGCTTTAGTTTCTGACATTGTAGTGGTGTCTGTAAATGTTCTTACAAACCTTCTAACAACACCAATTGTCTCAGTTATTGTTGTACTGTCAGCTATAGCAGTAGAATCTTTAAGAGCTAATGATTCTATAATGTCTAATTGATCATTAAACGTTCTATACCATTTAACAACAATATAGAAATTGTCTTGTATGTAATCCTCAAGAAAATACCCAAGTTCAACATAGTCTTGGTCTTGATTATCTGACACATTAGCTGTATCAAACAAACCAAACTTAGTAATGTAGGTGTCTTCTGCTGGATATGGTCTTGCCCACGGTACAGAAATCTGCTCACGTTGTACACGTAACAGGTCTTGTGGATGACGCTGTTCCCAGTCTTCTCTGCAAACTATTAAACCATCCCATCGTTTTTGTAGACTAGAGGCTTTAAATTTACGTCCGCATGAGTCACACAGCGCGTTCCAGTCTCCTAAAATTAGATGGTTTTTCATGGCATCACTTCAGAAAACGTAGTTTGTAGATTGTAGAACGAAACAGTTTTACAACGTTGTCAATATCGTTCTGAATAGAAGTGTCTGTTTTTTCAAAAGCTTCATACCTATTACCCTCAATCCACTTTAAAGTTTCTTTCATATACTTTAAAGGATCGGTGGCATCTTTAGCAGCTAGAGTAGGGATGTCTAGGAGTTCTTCCTGTTCACCCTGCCATTGTTCTGCTATGCCATCAGCATGATCGACAATCTCGTCATAAAACGTGTTTAAAGCCATATGCTCTGAAAAGCTGTTGGTCTTTAAATGCAATTGATGAGCAACTGTCCTACTTAAAAACAGCACACCGATAAATTTACCAGCGGCTTGTTTACTCATAAGTTACCTTATTGTAGTGGGACGACGTAAGCACCATCCTCAAGGGGTTCATAACGAAGATAGTGTTTCCATGTTCCTGTAGTAGAACCAACGCCAACTACAATGGATAATGTACCATCTTTAAAAATAATACCACGTGCTGTGGTGTTTAACGCCACACCAGTTGCTGCAACAGTGGGAGCTGCAGCCAAAGTAGAACCATCCATAACAACTACAGTACCTATAACAGCATTAGCTAAAGAAGCAGATGCTCCTGAAATAGTTGCTGCTGTACCTGTTGTAGGAGTTAGTTTATATTGAAGAGTTGAAGCGGTAGCACCGTTTGCTGAATAACATTCAGAATGCAAACTTAAGATTTGTACATCACCAACAGCAGTAAACAAAGTGTCAGCTGTTACCATCACTTTAGCAGCAGTTTTAGCTAAGTGATCTGTTGATCCCACTATGCCTGCTGCATTATTGTTAACCATAGCGCTCATGTTATACTCCCATCAAAACGTTGACAGAAGCACCTGTACCAGAAATTGCAGTGACGTTAGCACGTACAAATTTCCATGGAGCTGAGGTAGCAAAACCGTCAGCTGTTAAAGTAGTACCAAGTGTTAAAGTAATTGTGCCCAAGTCTACATAAGAGTTGGCATCATCCAGATTACTGCCTTGGATTTTAACGGTTGCTGAACCAGTACTTGCAGTTGTAGTACCAGTTACTTGAAAGGTAGCGTAAGGGCTATCTTTAAAAATTCGGGGGGTAGCACCAGTGGCGGTTAAACCCGTACCACCTGGGTCGAGGTTATATACCTTGCCACATTTGACCCATACATTAGAACCAGCCATAATATTTTCCTTTTACCAAAGACGGAAGACTCACCATCTCCCAAAACAAAGAAAAGGGGCATTGCGCCCCTTCCCATTAACGAACGTAGTAAACTACTACGGTCCAAGCTCCAGCTGTAGAAGCTGTGCCTGTTTCTGCATACTTAACATACAACTTGAGGTCACCAACGACGGGGACAGGTTGTGTGTTAGGATAGTTTGCAGACCAAGCAGTTGTAATTGCTACTTTACCACCAGTTAAAACGCTTTGGGCGCTAATAATTTCAGTGGAGGTAGTAGAAGTACCAATGCTTAGTGTTGCTGTTGTACCAGCGTCTGAAGCCGTACCAAAGATGTCAATATTGATAATTGATGCATCAGCAGGCAATACAGCCTTTAATGCAGCAGTTGTATCAGTACGAGCAACTTGAAACGCCTTAACTACAACATCTTTACTTGTTGGAACTAAGGGGCTAGCTTGGCCCAGAGGAGAGAGATCAGTTGCGAGAAAACCCATAATTTATCCTTTATAGTTAATAGGGGAGACAGGCTCCCCCAGATAAATTAAGCGCCAGGCGAACCGTAGATACCACGAACGTCGGTTGCACCGAAGCTGAAACGAGCAGTAGCTTTGAACTTAGCGTTCTCAGTGTCCCAATCGTTGTCCATGTCGAACTGGTCAGCGCGACGCTCAAAATACTTCATGCCGTGTGGCACGTCAGTACGAATGAACCAAGCATCTGCGTCAGTTAAGAAGTGGCTAGTTACGATTTCTGGGATCATGCCCATAGTCTTGATAGCATTCAAATCGTTGTTGTCAGTGCCGACGCGACCGTCAGTACCCAAGATACGCTTTGCTTCAAACATCAATTGACGTGGGATGATAAGCGAATCAGGACGAACAGCAATCAACAAACCAGCATCATTGGTGAAACCAGCGATGTCGATACATGCTTGCTCTAAAGAAGCCTCTGACAAGTCAGCAGCAGTAGACAGGGTATTAGACCATGTACCGCCTTTGAGGTTGACGTGAGTAGAGCTAATCAGTTCTTTACCGTCACCAAAGGTGTAAGCGCTGTTAAACGCACGGTTGTAAACGTTAGCACCGATAACTTCTTTAGTTTGGCGCATAGAGAAGGCCAAACCTTGAGCTTTACGTTGACCGACGACATCATATTGGTCATCTTCCATCATTTCACGAGTGATGATGAAACCTAACGCAAACACGACGTGTTGGTAACGTGTAATGAAAGCTTGACGCTCGCTATCATAAGAGATAGGTGCGCCTTCAGCTTTTTGAACGCCTAGACCAAAAGAAGAGATACCGACGTCTTCTTCGTAAGCTTTCTGTGAAGTAAACTTATCGAACAACTTGTCGTATTCTGTTCCATATTCGTCATACGATTTGCCATACCAAGCATTGATGCCAGGCCATAGCGCTTTGGCAAACGAGCCGCTATTAATAATAGACATATTCTACCTTTCCTTTAATTAATAACCTGTAGCGCCAGTACCAGTACCATATGCAACTTGGTTAAGTTTTACATAGTAGCTGAAATACGTGTCACCAGGAATGTTATCGGGACGATTGGGGAAACCCACAATCTTCAAAGGCAGAGTGGCTGTTGTTGCCAATCCTGAGCTATCAAGCTGCATGCCAGACGAACCCGAAGCTGTGTTACCAGCAGTAGTTGTAAACTGACCGTTTTGACCAACGTTAGCAGTAATGGTAGCAGCAGCCACAGAAGTGCCTGCATACTGAACTTCATACACTAGATTAGGATCATCTGCTACCAAAAGGTAACGATTTTCAGATGCACGACGATATACAGGAGTATTCAAATCGGTCACTGGAGGCATGTTAGTCAAATCACCAACGCCTGTGAACAAAATGCCTACAACGATACCGACAGCAACGTCAGTAGCACCAGCACGGGTGACTGTGGGGGCACCAGTGGCAGCGCGAGCGTCACCAGCTAGTTTCACAGCGTCGCCAACCATAATGACTGT